AAAGACTCCCCAAAACGTTCGGTTAACCGACTTCTTATTATTAGAGTAGGTTAGTTACCGCAGTACGACGGTAGTAAACGTTAGTGTTAGCCGCTAGTGCACCTTGGTTAGCGTCAGAAGCGCCACGTGCAAATGGGTTAGCAACCATGCCGTAGCGAGTCTTGAAGCCAAGCTTAGACTGGAAGCTGTTTTCACCAACTGCACGAACCATTTGTAGAGGTACGTATGGGCAGTAGAAGATACCAGCGTCAAATGCAGATGCACCTTTGTAGCCAACTACTAGGTAGTTAGAACCAGCATATGGGTCGATGTATACACGGAAACGACCGTTTAGTACACCAGCGAAAGTGTTGCCAGTGTCATCTGGGTTTAGGTTGTTAGCATTTAGAGCAGGAGTGTAATCTAGAACACCAGCCATTTGTAGAGCAGATGCAACATCAGATGAACATAGGATGATGTTACCTTTACCACGGCGAGTATCTTTAGCGATTTGGTTTGCTTCTTTCTCGATCTGGAACATTAGACCTTTGAATTTCTCAACAGACCAACGACCGTTAGCGTCAACGTCTAGATCGAAAGTACCAGCAGAGGCAGTATCTTGTGAACCTGCAACAGCGTTAGTGCGAACAGTGTTCACTACTTCACGGTTGATCTCAGCTAGTAGTTCAGCAGAAAGCATGTTAGCTAGCTCAGTTTCAGCGTCAAGACCGTGGATTGCTTTAAGGTCTTGAGCAAGTTCAGTAGTGTACTCTGCTTTCAATGCACGTGATTGAGCAGTTACAGATACTTTATCGATGCTGAAAGACATTTCAGCGAATTCATCACCTACACCATCACCTAGAGCTTCAGCATCACCAGTTGCCATAGCACCAGAGAAGGTTGAATCAGCTTCACCGTAGAAAGCTTCATCGCCAGCAGTAGTAGCACCACGAGTAGTTGCGTACTTAGAACGCATTGCAAAGATTAGACCAGTAGGACCAGTCATTGGCTGTACGCCAGCAATGTCGTATGCAACTAGGTTAGGCATAGCACGGCGAACGAGAGAGATAAGTACTGGATCGTAGTTATCAACGTTAGCAGTGTTGTTAGCAGGTGCCGCTTCTGATAGGAAAGAAGACGGTGAGTAAGACTGACCTTCTTTGAGAGCAGTTTCAGTGTTTTCAAGCAAAGTTGCAGTTACAGCTTGACGATGCTTGTCTTTGATACCTGGAAGCGCCTCATGCTCAAGGATAGGCCCCCACTTTTTCATTAGTTCTTCGTTTCTCATTTGATTTTCTCCTTTTTGAGATGTATTCAAGTACTATTTATAAATTTTTTACTTTACAAAACGAGAGATGCTATCCACATAGGCGGCAACAGCAGGATCGATTGCAGGCGCCTTTGCTTCTTCTACAACTTCTTCTTCGAGATATTCAGTCGCATCTTCCTGTGCAACAGCAGACTCGGCAAAGTAGCTTTCTTTGATAGCAACTAGCTTCTTAGCGTAATCTTCAACAGAATCGAAAGAAACGCCTTCAGCTAGCACACCAAGTTTGTCAGCTTGAGTCTCAGTAAGACCTTCAGCGACAGTGCGGAAAGTAGCAGCTAGTTCTAGCTGTTCTTTCTCTTCACGTAGAGCCATCATCTGTTCTACAACTTCATTGTATTTAGTAGTAGATTCTTCAAGCTTAGTTTCCATTTCAGCAACAGCATCTACAGTTTCTTCATCGATCTGTAGGTTGTGCTCAGAGACTAGGCCTTTGATGCCGTCAAATAGTGACTCAGCAACTTGTACCTTGATGTTGCTTTCTAGTGCAACTTCGTTAGCTTCCATCCAGTGCTCAACTACGTAGTCGAGGTAAGAGTCAACTTTTTCTACGATATCGTCAATAGCAGTAGAAACTTGCTCTTGTAGATCAGCTTCAAACTGTTCTGCTAGAGCTTCTTTTTCAGCTAGTACTTTCTCATGTACAGCGGCTTCAAATACTGCTACTGTTTTAGATTTAAATTCTTCAGAAACTTCCTGACCTTCAAAGAGACCAACGAATGCTTCAGCTAGAGCTGGCTCCTCAGCAACTTCTTCTTCAGAAATTTCTTCTTCTTCTTCTTTAACTGCTTCTGGAGCAGATTTTTTATCGGCCTTGCGCTTCTTGTCGTTGCCGCCTTCAGGTGTTACTGCATCAGCAGATTCAGAATCTTCACCTGTAGCTTTGGCTTCGTCAAGTTCTAAGTCAAGATCCTTTTTCATTTCTAGTTCTTCACTCATTTGACTTCTCCTTAGTTTAAAAGTATTGCTACCTTATTATTTATATGAATTACGATTTAGACAAAGATTTCAAGAATTTCTCGAAAATTACAGCCGCTTTCTCTTCAAGTTGTTGCTTAGAGTAACGACCAGTAGCTTTGATCTCTTCTTCAATCTCGTCAAAGGCATTAGCCATCGTCCAAGAAGATGAGGCAACATCGTAAACCCAGTCAACACCTTCCATAACACCTTTAACAAATGCATCTGGTGCAGATGGGTCAGCAACGATATCACCAGCCGTAGCTAGCATGAAGTCATTTTGCACTTCCATGATACCGCTTTCGTTTTTCTTGATAGAACCCATACCACGTGAAGAGATACCTAGATTTGCGCCTTCATCAATTAGATTCTTTACGATTTTACCCATCGGCGTATCCATGATTTTAGCACGACCGACTACGTTAGAACCATCTTCACGTAGCTCAGTGAACATATGAGATACACGATCTAGATTAATAGTTGGACCTGCTGGATGACCAAGTTCACCGTATGCACGATTCTTAGTCACATAGTTCTCATTGTAGCGAGCAGTTTCACGCATAAGAACTTCTTTAGGATATACACGACCATTTCTATTCTTGATATCACCTTGCATGATGATACCTTCGATGAAGTAATTCTTGCCTTTAGCGTTGCCTTCTTCATCAAGAATATCTTCTGAAATGTATTGAACTTCTTCTACAAGTTCTTTAATTAATAGTGACATTACATTGCCTCCTTAGCGAATTTTACAATTTGCTCAAAGCCTTTCTTGTCACCAGTCATAACTTCTTGCATCTTTTTCTTATTTGCAGAGTTTAGACTTTTAAATAATTCTGAAACGGCATCAGCGTCTTCTTTTGAAAGCTTTACCATGCTACCGTCGTTTAGCTTCATGCTACCAGCTTTAACAGCTTCCATTAGCTCGACTTCTTCTTTCATAGCCATCTTGGTTGCAGTGGCATACATTACCTTTTCAGCGTCTTCACCATACTTGTCTTTGAAATCACCGATCTTTTTCTTCATCGACTTAATGATTTCTTCACGCTTTTTGTACTGCTTCTCAGACATTTTCTCTTCATCAAAAGAGCATTCGTGGTCTTCACCACGCTTGTATGACTTACCGCAGTCAGGGCATTCGATAGACTCAGCTTCTTCATATACAGCTTCGTCATCTTCGTGATCCGCTTTGCGCTTAGCTTTTTTAGCTTTAGCTACAAACTGATCTTCTTCTGACTCTGGATGATCTTGTTTGTCTACAATGTGTTTGTCTGCAAAACGCTTTTCGTCAGGTGATTTAATCTTATCGACAGTTTCACCTAGCATTTCTTTAAAACTTTTCATGGCTCAACCTTATTATTCTACTTCTGAATCTACTTCAGCGGAAGCTTCGACTTCAGCAGGAGCTTCTGCTACTTGATCTTCTACACTGCCACTGTACATAGAGTCGTACTTTGCAGCAACAGCAGTTTCTACTTTACCAGCCATAACAGAATCAAAAGCTTTTTCAAACTCACTAGCATCTTTAGAAAGTGCGCTGTGAATCATATCTTTAATGCTCATAATAATACCTCTCTTTATATTTGATATAACTATTTATCATTTTGTAATATTCAATTAAAACTCTTGATCAAACTCATCATTAGGGTCTGGTTCTTCTTCTTTTTCTTTTTCAATCTGTTTACTAATCTCTTCAATGTCTGTATCATTCATGTATAGAACGTTACGCTGAATCCATTGTTTAGAGTAGTAGCGACCAGTGTAGTCATCAATATCACGTAGTAGCTGTAAACGATTCTGTAGAATCTCAGATTGCTTCAACTCTTCAAAATGGTTGTCTTGCATAAAGTCATAACGTAGTGCAGACTGAATGGCTGGCCACTCTTCTGGGGTGATCACGCCTTTTAGAATTAGTTGCTTCTCTAGTACTTTATCGAATAGAATAGAGAATCTAGCACGTAGTCTGCGAATAAACTTACCAAACTTAATTTCGTCACGACTAATCTCAGATGCACGACCTAAGGAGAATCCAGCATCAGCTTCCATACGTGATAGCGGTACGTTCAGTGATTTAAACAAACGTTTTTGGAAATACAATACGTCTTCCATTTCACCTAGATTCTGACCACCAGGTAGAGTAGTGATTTCTGTACCTCTACCACCCTCACGGCGTGGGAGCCAGAAATCATCTGTCATGCTCATGTGTCTGCGATCATCACGAACTTCGCCTGAGTTCATATCGTACACTAAGCGATTTTTATGCTTAGCCATCATATCACGTAGATATTGCTCAGCTTTCATCTTAGGTAAGTTACCTACATCGATGTAGAATACTCTGCGCTCAGGCGCACGTGATATACGATAGATTACTACAGCATCTTCCATCATACGCAATTGATTCAAAGGCTTGATTGCTTTGTGAAGATGTGATAAAACTAGTGTATTGTTTTCGTTTAGTACGCCTGAGTTACAATTTACAATAGAGTCTTTAGCGATACGTAGACCGCTTGCATTTACATTGCTACCTTCAAACCCTTGCTGAATGCTTGACGCATTCTGCATGTGGAAGCCTCTTTCGCTGTAAATGTAGTACTCATTCTTAATACGCTTCATAAAACCAGCATTACCATCAGTATTGGTACGCTGTTTTTCATACTCACGTACTTTACGAATTTTACGTGGGTCGATATATCTTAGCTCTTGAATACCTTTTCGTGGTTGCTTTTCGTCAATCATTACGTGATAGTTCAAACGACCATCTACGTACCACTTCTGAAAGATATCATAGCCTTGATTAGAAAAGTCTAATAGATTAAGAATCTGATCAAACTCTTCACGAATTCTTTCTTTGATGTTATCAGATAGTTCTAGATCATCTGTAACACACTCAACAACTTTTTCAGACTCAGAGATAACAATAGCTTCGTTAACGATATCGTCAACGGCCTGTTGAACTTCTGGTTGCTGTAACATACCACGGTATTTTTGAACGAGTTCGGCCTCTGACTTAGCAGTACCCTCTAAGTCAATAAAGCTACTCATTGCTCCGCCAGCGGCAGCTACCGATACGGCACCATCATCCTTTTGCGGCTCAGCAAAAGACTTGATGTTCTTATTCTCTTCTTTTTTACGTGTTATCTCAAATCCGAATAGTTCCATACTTTATTCCTTAACTGAAGGGAGGACAATGCCTCCCTTCTCTACTTTAATTACTAAAGTATTTATTAAGCGTTTGTACCGCCATTTCCAGTAACACCACCAGTAACGTCCCAGTAGTCATACTGGAATGTAACCTGGAAAGTCTCAATTGCATCAGTAGTACCCCAATCCATTTCAATAGAAGAAATAGTAGTTGGGAACAAACCGTTGAATGAGTAAGTTCTTAGCGGTGTGCCAGTCTTAGAGTACTGCGTAATCTGAGCCTGAGCCTTGTACTGGTTAGGTGAAGCGCTTGCTAGTGGGCGAATATTACCTTGATGGGTATTGATATTAGCCATCCACTGTTCCATTGCATTACGCACTAGAAAGTCTTCATCGTTGATAATAGTAACTGTCCATTCAGCGAAAGTACGGTCACCAGCGATTTTTACCTTACGGCCAAAGTAGGGCACTTCAATAGTGCCCAAAGTAGCCTCTGGAATTGAAGCCGCTTGAACCATGAATGGTACTTTAAGATCGGCGATTCCATTGATCGGGTTAGTGATCTGTACTTGGAATAGCGATGCTTTTGCACCACCGAAGGTCAGTTGGCTCTTGATTTCATTAATGTTGAAAGCCATGTTGCTTTTCTCCTTTTAACTCTATCTATTTATTAAAACTGACCAACGATTTCACTAAACTCTACACCAGTTCTAACTGCAACAAAGTTGAGTTGAATGAAGTTGATTGAGCGAGCAGGCTTGATGTAGATATCACCTACAAAACGATTGCTGTCAATTACTTCACCAGTGTTATTAGTTTCATCACACACGACTCGGAAATCGTAGATACCACGACGGCCTTGTACGTCACGTAGGAACGGTTCAACTAGATTTCTAAACTGCGCTCTAGTGAATTCATCGTTGAATTCGAATAGAGTGTACTTAGATGCACGTGCGATAGCTTTCTCAAGAACGATAAACAAGCGGCGAACGTTAATACGATCAAATGCGCTTGGCTTAGCTTGAAGAGTCTTATCACCGAACAATACAGTACCTTCGCCAGCTTGAGTAATTACTGGGTTGATACCTTTCTTGTACAACTGATCACGGAAAGCTTTAGATGGGTTCCAAGCTAGTTTAACAACGTTCTTAACTTGACCACGGTTGTAGCCTGCAGGCGAGAACCAAGGATCACGAACATCATCAGTGCGTACACATAGACCAGCAATGTCACCATTGAGTGGAGTGTATACGTAGCGATCATTGTACTTGTCGTAGCGGTATTTGTAACCACTGTCCATCACACCGTAAGAAGATGATGTAACGCCAGCACGGAACGCAACTACGTTATCTGTAGCAGTAGACTGGCTAGATACACCAACAACATCTTCACGCTTAGGTGAGATAAATGCGATACAGTCTTTGCGTACTTCACATACGTTTTGGATGATGTAGTTCGCTAGTTCGTAACCGTTTTCGCCGATTGCTTTACCTTGTAGAACAAGTGATATGTCAACTTCTTCTGAGTTAGCAAACTCATCATAAGCCATTGAAACGCCACCTAGAACTTCTGGTGCAGTTTCGTCAAAACCGTCTACACCATTTTCTAGCTGTTCGATGCCGGTAGTAGCAGAAGGTACAATAGTAGCTGCAATGTAAGCAGAACGTTGTTCTAGAACGTCTAATACGTAATTGTTAGTGCCGTCTTCTTTACGAGCACCTTCAAGTGAAGAAACGTTTTCGTAAACCTCTACTACAGAACCTTCAACACCAGTGAAAGAACCAGAAACGTCTACTACAACAATGTGCATATGTGAAGCATCTGGTGCATCATCAAAGATGGCTTTCGCATCAGTAGAAGCTACGTCCCAGTTTGCTGGGGTAATTACTTCTACACCTAGACTGTCACCGAGTGCACCAGGATACTTAGCAGAAATACCAGAAGTTGTGTTAGATGCTGCGCTAGCACCACTTTCTGCACGTACAACATATAGCTTGTTACCGTAAGCTAGGAAATCAGCAGCGGTAAACCAAGTCTCTACGTTAGACCATGCGCTAGTAGTGTAAGAGTCTGCAACACCTTGAGTGCGAGTAGTAGCACCTTGTACAAAGTCGGTAGATGATCCTGTGTACGCTAGAGTAACATCGAAGTCTAGAACGTTACCAGCTTCAACGTATTTAACTTCTAGAACACCAGAAGTATTTACCGCTTGAATATTCGTTACGCCTGCAGCCTCGATTGCAGTCTGTAATGCTGCCGCTAGATCATCTACAGTACCGAACCCATTGGCTTGACCTGCTTGTGCAGTAGTGAAGTCTACGCCACCAATGGTCAATGTGTATGTATCCGTAGTATCGTTATTATCAGAGGCGAGTACTAGATTGTCGAATGAGATAGTTTCGACTGTACCCTGTACTAGAGTGGTAGTGCTTGTAGAGTGTGGACGACCGAATCTTTTTACTAGATCGTCTTCAGAGCTTACAAGTACCCTTTCACCAACAGGACCCCAACGGAAAACGCCTGCGATGGCACCTTCTGTAGTGGAGACTGCTGGCACAACTGTAGTAAGATCGATCTCACTAACATTTACACCTGGACTTACTTGAAATGCCATTTCATTTCTCCTTGTTATTGTGAGTTATTAGATTTCAATAATCTTCTTGTCTTTATATTTATAAAAAGAGCGATCTAGTAGTTGAAGAAAGAACTTCCGAAACCACCGTTCATGTTCTCAGATTCTTCAAGATCGTAGTCATTGAAACCTAATGGGAGTAGATTATCCATCATTTCGTCTTCATTTCTTTGTCTTAATGCGGCCATTGTATTTATGTCAGTCATGTCTCTAAAGAATGTCTGATCACTTAACCACCCAAATAAGACAAGACACATTACCAAGTCATCATGGCAGCCAGATTCAGCCTCATATGATACGCCCTTTCTAGAGAAAGTTGACAATTCATTAATAGTATCAAAGTCATTGACAACCAATTGATCTTGCTCTATCATCATTTTGAGCATATTACAACCGATTGCTTTTACGCTTTTAGTTGTGCGAATACCTTTGTCAACGTTCTTACCGAAACCAGCAGAGATTCGCTTACCTGATCTACCAGCAGATTCAGTGAATAGTAGTGTTTCCACTTCATAATCAAAGTGCAAGATTTGCGATACTTGCTCTCCGATATCATTGATTTCGATTAGAGCATACGCTTCATTATATCCCTTCAATGTTCTATATATAACTTCAGCGTAATCAATAGGGGTAACCATATTGTCTCTGTATGAAGCAACTTGCTTGTATGGCATCTTGCTTACATCTAGAACTTGAAAAGCAGAGTAGTCTAATCCCTTGCCACGAGACACGTCCACTGTTACAATATACGTATTACCTTTAATCGGTCTTTCGTATACTTTTAGCCCTTGTACATCAGACAGTGGATCACGAATCACAAGAGCTTTGAGTTTATTACCCTCAATCAGAGTACCAGAGCTACCTAAGAACTGACATTCAAATTCTTGTGCGAACTTCTGATAGTCATGGTCCATTGCTTGTAGCGTTTCTTCTTTCCACTTTTCATCACGACCAGGCACATCATACCACATCACTTCTAAGAACTGATAACCGTTCTTGCCTTCTCTTGCGCCTTCACAAGTCTTGTAGAAGTGATTCAGACCGTTTGGTGTACTAGTAAAGAGAATCTTAGTTGTATTACCAGATGAAATAGTCGGGAATACAGAAGCAAAGAATTCATCCCAGTTTTCTACGAAAGCCGTTTCATCGATATACAGAAACGATATAGACTTACCTCGGATAGCAGAACTTGATGTAGCTCCTGCAATGATTTTACAACCGTTTTCAAATTCAACACTCCCCTTGTTCCATTCGATCACGCCTTGCTGCAACCACTTGGGTAGTGCTTCGTATGCAATCTTGATACGATCAAGAATCTCACGTGCGGCATCACCTTTGTTTGCAAGTAGTGCAACAGTCTTATGATCGTGAAATAGAACATAGTGAAGAATAACAGCAACAGCAGTAGTAGTCTTGCCAGCTTGTCGTGAAGTGTTCACAGCCATACGTCTATGTGCTGTAATAGTTCTAATAATAGTCTTTTGATATTCGTACAAACGAATAGGAATCAGACCGTGGTCAACGTGTACGATCTGAATGTATTTCTCTGCAAAGTAGATAGGATCTTTAGCACACTTGACATACTCTTGAATCATTTCAGGAGTAAATTCGATAGGTAGTCCTTTGCGCTTTAGATTAACGTTACCGTTATATCCTTTATCAATCAGTTGGGTCATCGTTACGCATATCCTTCAATAATTGCTGTAGCTCAGCAGTAGAGCCAACAAACAGATTATTATTCGTCACATTCTTTCCATCTTGCGTTTCTTGCTTGCTGTCCTTTTCTTTCTTCTCGCTCATAGCAACTAAGTCTTTGTTAGCGTCTACAAGCGTTTTCATAATCGTAGAAACGACTTCATAAGCACGTGGATGCTCAGATGCTTTTGCAAGATCAAGCATGTCTTCTAGTGCTTGAGATCCCTTTTCAATCACGTTGTAAAAATTAGTACGTGCGTATTCATAGTCTGCTTCAGACTTAGAATCTGGATCGTTACTAATCGTTACAGGTCTAGCTTCAACTATTTCACCCATAGAAGGCTTTTCGATTGGAGCTATTCCCAAAGCATCAGCAATATCATCTTTCATTACTGAATATCCTCAATATCTTGGACAGTTACGATATATGCCCAATTATCATTAATGTCTATATCTGCATAATCTACAGTATCATCTAGTGAAGTTGTTGGTTCATTATTAGCAGTAAGACCAGGTTGTACATTAACTTTGATATCTGGGTATGTGATATCATCATTAGTCGTAACTTTAGCTTCAGAAAACTTAATCACTTTCTTATTGCTAGTAGGTCCGAAGTAGTAACCTTTAAGTGTGAAAGATAGCGTCCAGATCAAAGCACGGCGCTCTTCAAAAGAACCTTCGTATACGTCTTCAGTGCTAACAGAATTCAATACAACTGGAATATCAACATACAAATCTAGTTCATCTAGTATCTTAACAGATACAGTAAAATCAGGCTTGAAGAAAGGTAGAATCTGTTCTAGAATCTTTGTTCCATCTTCATTATATTTAGTCATAATGTTCAATTGAAACTCAATGTCATATGGAGCAGGTGTATACTGAGTTTGCAGTGAGTTTGTAATAGCCGCACCAGCACGAATCATATTGTTTCGTGGTAGATTGCGCTCAGCACTATAGGTCATACCAGTGATCTCAAAAGAGATGCGTGGTAGAGTCATTGCTGGAGCATCTAGATTAGGGTCTTGCTCAAGTCTAGCAAGAATCTTTTGCATAGGCGCATAGTTAACTGGCACCTTCATTGTTTGACTATACGAGCCATCATTATTAGTACGCACAATGCTTATATCATTGAACAGCGTACCAAATACTGCTACATATCGTCTCGTAGTCTCATTGTAAAAGTCTCTACCAAACATTAGAAGTTATCCTCTCCAAATGGGTTCTCCGCTGAAAAGTCTAGAATGTTGTCAGCGATTGATTCAATTTCTGCGTTATCTGCAAGTGGATCTGTTACGTCTACATCGTAAGTTAGATCGTCAATCACAATCTCATATCCCATCCAACGTTCAGATACGGGTGATACTGACTCATAGTAGTAAGTACCTTTGAATTGTGGTGTGAAGATAACTTTGGCACCTGGTTGTCCTGGTGTACCAATGTACTCAAGATTTTCGTCTAGCACTTCACCACCTTGACTGATTAGCTTGTCTGTTACGCTAAGAATAGTGAAGCCATCTTCAGTGTTTGTAGACAGTGACGGATCACTCAAATCAAACGTAATCGGAACACCAAGCTGCCCATTAACAACTGGCGCTTCTTTGCCATCTAGATAGAATGCTCTTGCTTGTTCAAAATTTGGCTCATCGAACATATCAGCGTATGGGTGATTCTCTGTTTTAGAATCAACAGTAACAAAGAAAGTGAAGTCGTCACTACCGATAAATGTGCGATATTGCTCAAAGTAATCGTCAATAAAGTCTTGACCTGTTTCAAATCTTTCGTTACTATATTCAAATAATTCGCAACGTAGGTCATAAGTTTGTAGAGATCCCATCTGATAGAAGATGGCTTCATGCTCTACGTGCATTACTTTAAAGAACTTGTTATTGAGTGGGAAGTAGATTAGATCGCCTTCCATCGGTCTTGTTGTATCGTCATGTGTACGATATGCGCCTACTTCTTGATCATAGGTGCGAATCGCAACAGTCAATGTCATACTGTCACGAATCTGTAGACCAAACTTAGATAGGAAGTCACCTTCGCCCTCAAAACCATCAACACTCTTGACATACATTTCTACCATGTATGCATCTTTAAAGATAGGCATATCGTCTTCATTTAGAAGTTCATCTTTTGCGCCTATTGTGCGTGGCATGTACCACGTATCTACACCGTATATACGAATAGATTCAATTACCAAATCTTCAATTAGATTTTGCTCCATCGAAGCTTGGTAGTTTTCAAAGTAGAAGTTACGAGCCATGAGTAATTAGCCTATCATATCTGATACTGGTAGAGAGTAAGAAGTAATCATTTCATCTTCTAGTCGTTGAATCTCTTCTCTAGCATCACTTAGAATTTGTTCACCGTTAAACTGTAAACCACCTGGTAGTTGCATACCTGAGAACTTAGTCAAGTTGCTACCCCATTGATATTTAATCTTAGCAGTTGCATAGTTTTGTAGCCAGCGATCTTTCCAAACATCAATGTAAATAGCGGGATCGACAACTTCATAGCACTCAGCTACAATGTAATCGCCTACGTTTAGATTTGACCACTTAGTATCAACGTGCAATCTGTTAACGTGTCGATTGTAGCGAATAGGTTGCATACCAGTTAGCATTTCTTCCATCATCTGTAAATGAGCCATTGACAAATAGAAGTTAGTCAAGTTATAATCAGTTATCTCATGTAAATGATTCAAAAGAAACTGATACTGTGCGCTAAACATATTGTTACTAAATGCGGCAGAAGACGATAGATTGAAAATGTTTACAACACCAATCACGTTTTCTGGTACTGGTATCCAGCCGTTCTGAATATCAGGCTCAGTGATAACATGCTTTAGAAAAGTCTTCTGTGCACCATCAAAGTGATAGTCCCAGTAGTACGATAGCGCTTCATCAATGCGATCATCCACCTGATCATCATCTACGTTAATTTCAATAACAGGCTTCCCTAGTTTACGCAAGCACCATTCTTTGAATTCTTTCTTTGTAGTTGGTTGTGCCATGTCTTACTCCTTAACCAAGTGCTATTGCGTATGCGATCATTGCTTCTGCGTCTGCTCCACCGCCGCCACCACTTGCAGCAGCTATAATTTCTGAAGCGTGTAGTCCGTCTAGTTTATCTGCATCAAGACCTGAACCGCCACCATCATTACCTGAGTGCCATAGATTGTACGTACCGCCACCTGTAGTTATTGTACCATTAGCTCTAAGATAATGAGTACCACCGATGTTTGAGCCAATGTAGACGCCATAGCTAGGGTTCCAACCGATAGAGTCTGTCATAGCATTACTTGTGATCCAAGTACCAGTCTGAGAACCGAAACTCAAGTCACCAGTCATGGTACCACCTGAAGTAGGCAAGAATCCTGCATCGCCCGATAGAGTTGTGCTGATAGCAATGTTACCACTACCATCGAAGTTTGCATTACCTGATACTGCGCCACTAAGGGCAATGTTTCGTGGTGTGGCAAGCTTAGTAGCAGTATCAGCGTTACCTTTGAACCCACCAGATGCGCTAATAGTACCATCAATTTGAAGCTTATCAGTACCGTTATCTGTGCTAGTACCAATCAGAACACGACCATAGTACTCAGCAATACGAACTTCGCCAGTATCATCAACTTCAATAGAAGGAATACCTGAAACATCGTTTACAGAGAAGATGGTGCCTGTTAGATCGTCACTGATAGAGAACAACTGACCAGCAGAGCCTTCAAAAGAAAGTGTACCATCATCAAGAACAGTCAATGAAACTGTATTATTATCTGCGCCAGTAAACTCAATCTTAGGATATGCAGTTTGCCCCTTATTGGGAGTGATTAAAATATTTTTATCTGTGTTTGCCATTGACTAGTCTACCTTAAATGTTAGGTCCATTTGCTATTATTTATACTCAGCTTATCTATAGCAGTCTGTCTTGTTTCTTCATCAGCAAAGAGAAGTGCAACGGTGATTCGATTACCTATCGATACTACTCTATGCCAATCTTGTTCATTCTTAAATTGATTAGTCTTGTATGACCATCCTATAATATCATAGTGTTTTTTGTCTTGACATTCAAAGTAACTCCAGTTAGAATCTGAGTAAGTCAGTATCAAGTTATATCCATTTACTTTAGAGTTAGTGTGCCATCCCAAGAAGTCTCCTTCTTTGTATAGGGTTGTCATCATAACAATACCGTTTAACTTATTTTGCAATTCATATACAAAGTCAAACTGATACTTACCTGATATGTCGTAAAGAGCATAGTTTTTAGATACGTTAGAATCACCATCTATCATATCTTCTTTTAGTGAACCACGTTCTAGTCGTGTGAGAGTGATATCTTCCGACTCACTCAGCACACGATCCGAGAACTTATTTAGA